ACCCTGGGTAACTAGGGTACCTCTTTCTGTTAGTCATATATCTTGAAAGGATTCTTAAATGGCTCTCTCAACTTCCCTGACGTCTAAGGCCTATATGGTCGAAAAGACGATTAACCTTGGTACCGCCTCTGGTACCGTTGTAGGTCCAGCTGTTGCAGCTGGTACACTCGTTCTTGCTGCTGGTGTCGAACTTATCGATGCTGTAGAAGACATCACTACATTCACTGTAGCTGTTGCTGACGATACTACAACATTCATGGCTGCTACTTCTGTAGACGCTGGTGCTGCTGGTGACTTTAAGTTTGGTACACAGACTGCTGGTATCACTGCTGCTGACACTATCGATGCTGTAACTGTCATCTCTGGCACAACTGCTGGTTCTTCTGCTCGTGTATGGGCTATCGTCGTAGACGTAAACGAAGCAACTCGTGACGCTGCTGAAGTAGTACGCGACGTACTGGCTTAATAGCTGACTAAGGGACCTCCTACACTGGGGGTCCCTTTAACTCAACCATAGGAACTTTAAAATGGCATTTATCGCTGATACCGTTTTTGACAACGGACTAACTGTGGTGGACACAAACGGTACTCGTTTGGATATCTGCTCGACGGAACCCACTACTTACACTGAAGCTACTTCGACCTTTACTCTTGGTAATGACACCGTTAATACTGGTGCGCCTACTAACGGTGCTACCGATGGTCGTCGTGTTATCGTACCTGCTATCTCTGCTGGTACTGTCACAGGAACTGGCACTGCTGGCTTCTGGGCTCTGACTAACGGTACTGACACCCTCTACGCGACTGGTTCTTTGGCTTCGTCGCAAGCAGTTACCACAGGTAACACATTCTCCTTGGACGCAGTGTCTATCACTATTCGTGACGCTTAAATCTTAGTTTAGGTAGGGGAGTATTATGGCGGATCACGCTCTTAGGGCCAGCGGTTATGCTTTGTACGGCACTGCCGTATACGGCGCTGAGCAATACGGTGGGCATGTTCGCTCTGAGACAGAGGTAGACTCCCCTACCCAAATAACTACTGTAAACTTTGTAGCAGTATCGGTTGAGACGGCTGCTTCTGAAGTAAACACACCTATTCTGAAGGAGTCACATGCACTCCTTTCAACATCTACTGAGACCTCGTCTGAAGTAACTACAAGCGATATCGATCAAGTACATAGCCTGAATGGGTCTGATATTTGGTCTGTAACAGCGGTAGATAACCCAGACTTAGACGAACTCAACATACTAGATGCACTTGACCCAGACGCTAATGGGCAGGTTGACCTTGGTCAGAACTTTAAGCAGCTTCACATAAGCACTGCAGTCTCCTCTGAGGCTAGTTCTGAGGTTACGACTAATACCTTTAGTCAAGAGCATGTGTTTGCCTCAGTATCCTCTGAGGTTACCTCCGAGGTCACGTCTAACGACCTTACTCAGAACCATGTACTTGCTTCAGTATCTTCTGAAACTACGTCTGAGGTTACAGCTAACACTCTTAGCCAGGCGCACAGCTTAACCTCCTCTGACGTGCAGTCGCTGACTACTGTAACTAATCCAGACTTAGACGAACTTAATATCCTAGATGCTACTGACCCAGAGTCTAACTCTCAGGTCGACCTAGGCGTACTGTCGCAGCTTCATGTAGTTACCTCGGTATCCGCTGAGTCTAACTCTGAGGTTACAACTAACGATCTTAACCAAAACCATGTGATTGTTTCAGTACTTTCTGAAACTACATCCGAGGTTACGACTAATACCTTCAACCAGAACCATGGGTTTGATTCAGTATCCCCTGAGTCTAACTCTGAGGTTACGACTAACACCTTTAACCAAGACCATGTGTTTGCCTCAGTTTCCGTTGAGTCTAGCTCTGAGGTTACAGCTAACACTCTAAAACAGAACCATGAGTTTGACTCAGTATCGTCTGAGGTTAACTCTGAGGTTACAGACGGTACCCTTAGCCAGAACCATAGCTTAACTTCTTCTGACGTACAGTCACTAACTGCTATAACTAACCCTGAGCTAGACGAACTTAATATCCTAGACGCTACTGACCCAGAGTCTAACTCTCAGGTCGACCTAGGGGTCCTTACACAGCTTCATATAGTCACCTCAGTATCCTCTGAGTCTACGTCTGAAGTTACAACTAATACCTTCAACCAGAACCATGGGTTTGCCCCAGTCTCCTCTGAGTCTACCTCTGAGGTTACAACCAATACCTTTAACCAGGAGCATGTGTTTGACTCGGTATCCACTGAGTCTAGCTCTGAGGTTACAGCTAATACTGTCAATCAGGTGCACAACCTTTCCTCTGTAGATGCAGAGACGGGTGCATCCGAGGTCACAGCCCCCGACCTGGACCAGCAGCACCTGCTGAGTGCCTTAAGCATTCAGTCGCTGTCAGCTACATCAGCACCTGACTTAGACGAATCAAATGTCTTAGATGCTAACGATGTTTTCTCTTCGAGTGAGACAGATGTAGCCGCCCTTATAGTGAAAGTCTTGTTCACTGGCGTCTCCGCTGAGTCGTCAAGTGAAGTAACAACTAACACTGTAACACAGTCACATAACCTTGTCAGCTCTGATATACAATCTACTTCAGATGTAGATGCTCCAGACCTAGACGAACTTAACATACTAGATGCTCTTGATCCAAGCGCCAATGGTGAGGTTGACTTAGGACAGAACTTTAAGCAGCTTCATATTGTTGCTCCGATATCAACTGAGTCTTCTTCCGAGGTCACATCTAACAGTCTTAATCAGAACCACAGTCTTGCTCCGGTAGAGCCTGAAGCTACGTCTGAGGTTACGACTAACAGTATTACACAACGACATACACTCAACGGCTTGGACGCACAGTCTCTGAGTGTAGTAGACTCACCTAACATAACTCAGTTCCAGGTCTTTGAGTCTATAAGTGTAGCGGCTAACTCTGAAGTCAGCACTGTTGATATATCTGAAAAGAACTTCTTACTTAACGTACCAGTAGAGTCTTCGACTGAACTGTCTGTCCCACTAGCTAATGAGTGGAGATTCTTTGAGCAGGATACAGATCGAACTGCGTACGTACCTGAAGCTATACACATAGTTTCTATCGAGCAAAGGGACGTAAACCGAACTGCGTATGTACTCGGGGTCTCACAGGTAGTCTATGTCGAACCAGGTGACGTAGACTTTACTGTACACGCACCTGAGGTGAACACCCAAATAAGGATAGCAGCATAATGAAATGGCCTTTTAAAGACCCAGATGAAGTGCAGGATTACTCAGTCGATTGGTCTCGTTTCCTAAATGACTTTACTATTAGTTCTGTTCAGTGGTACATCCGGGACGCAGACGGGACTAAGACAGCCGTATCTGCTACTGAAACTGTTGATGGGCTTACCCTAGGAGCTCAGAGTAAAACAAACACTGTAGCAACTGCCCGTTGGGCCGGAGGTACTGCTAACAAGACATACCGTGTAACGTGTGCGATCACCTACAACACGTCTCTTGTAGCTGAGCGTGTAATACAACTACCGATTAAGGAGCGCTAAGGTGGCTTATAACTACTTGAACCTAGTGAATGACCTTAGCCGTCGTGTCAACGAGACTGAGCTAACAGCAGCTGACTTCCCGACAGCTACTGGTTACTACAATACAGCTAAAGACGCAGTCAACTCCTCTATTCGACTCCTGAACCAGGAAACCTTTCAGTGGCCTTTTAACCACACTGAGCGAGAGGACGTCCTGACAGCTGGTGACATGCGGTACGACTACCCAGCAAATGCAAAGACGGTAGACTTTAATACGTTTCGTATCAAAAGAAGTTCGACACTGGGCAACGAGACAACAATGCTCCGTCAGATGGACTACGAAGAGTACTTGGCTAAGTTTGTAGATGACGAGTACAACTCCTCCGATATGTCTATTCGGTCAGTACCTAAGTACGTTATCCGTGCACCTGGGAACCAGTACATTGTTTACCCCTCCCCGGATCAAGACTACGAACTAGTCTATGAGTACTACTCTCTTCCAGTCGACCTTATCTTGTACTCGGACGTTCCTGACGTACCTGAAGCTTACCGTCACATCCTGATCGATGGGGCTATGTACTACGTTCAAATCTTCCGTAACGACAACGAGTCAGCTAACATGTCGCTTGGTAAGTTCAATGAAGGTATTAAGAACATGAGATCGATCTATATCAACCGGTACGAGTACGCTCGTGACACACGTGTCGCTAACTCGGGTATGTACTCAGTCAAGGGTCGGGTGTCTTAATGGCTACTGGCTGGGACTCCTTTCCTGTAGAACTGAATGGTGGGCTTGTAAGTAACATGTCTCGCATCCAACAGGGTATCAAAGCCCCTGGTTCTGCACGTAAACTCGTTAACTTTGAGCCATCTGTTAAGGGTGGCTACCGGCGGATCAATGGTTACTCTAAGTACAGTACGTCTCCGGTACCAACCTACGGCTCCTCTGTCGTACAGGGAAGTGGTCAGACAGGCACCACACTTACTGTAGGTAACCTACACGCAGAGCCTAGTGATGGTGACACATTTACTATCGACGGTGTCGCAGGTACGTACACGATTAGTTCTTCTGGTGTTTCGTACAACTCCACTAATAAAGAAGCTACCCTTACCCTTACAACAGCTCTGGACTCTTCCCCTTCTGACAAGGCAGCTATAACCTTTGATAATGTTACCTCCAATATTGAAGGTCTTCATTACTTCTATAACTCCAATACAACAATATCAACAACACTTGCTGTACGTGACAACGCTCTCTGGACAGGGTCAGGTTCGACTTGGACTAACGAGTCGAGCCCTACCTACGGTACAGTCCTTGTGGATGGTGGGTCACAGACAGGTACGTCCCTCGTTGTTGATGGACTAGACAGCGATACCTACGTTCCGGTCCCTGGAACTACCTTCTCGATCGATGGTGTTGAGAAGGTGTATACGGTCCTCTCAGTGCCCACTATCACGTCCGGTGGGGGTACCCTTACCGTTTACCCAACCTTGGCCTCTAGCCCCTCTGATAACGCCGCTGTGACCTTTTTGAGCCTACCTGCCGTGGGTGGCTCTAAGTTGCGCTTCTACGACTTTAACTTCAGTGGCACAGAGTCCACTGTTATTGTAGACGGAGCCAACTACCCAGCTATCTGGGATGAAGACAATGGTTTGAAGCTTATCACTACTAGCACTGACTTGCTAGGAGCTAGTACTGCAGCAGTCTTCAAGAGTCATATGTTCTTTGGGGTAGGTGACGTAGTTGTATTCTCTGCACCTTCTTCAGAAACTGATTACTCGCCAGCTAACGGGGCGGGCACACTGAGGTTCCCCTCTAGGATAACAGGTCTTATCGTATTCCGTGAGAAACTAATCATCTTTACTGACTCGTCTATTCACCAGCTAACAGGTAGCAGCCAAGCAGACTTTAGTCTATCCGACATCTCGTCTGGTCTTGGTTGTGTTGCAACAGACACTATTTCAGAAGTAGGTGGTGACATTATCTTCTTGGGACCAGATGGTCTCAGGTTCCTAGGTGCAACTGCTCGTATTGGTGACTTTAACTTGGCTCTTGCATCTCGCAGCATCCAAGATAACATGACAACACTTACCTCAAACTTCTCTGATCTGAGCGGGACTGTCCTACGTAGTAAGTCTCAGTACCGTATCTTTGGGTACAATGCAGGTACAAACGAGGAATCAAGCAGAGGCTTTATCGGTACTCAGTTCTCGGACCAGGAAGCAAGCGGCTTTAACTGGGGCGAGACTAAGGGTATTAAGGTATACCGGATTACATCGAAGTATGCAGACGGAGATGAGACCTTACTGTTCTCTGGTGAAGACGGCTTTGTTTACCGCATGGAGTCCGGTAATAGCTTTGATGGGTCAGTTATTGAAGCCCTTCTGTACACACCATTTATGCCGATCAATGATCCAAGACTACGTAAGACGCTCTACAAGGCTACTACGTACTACGACCCAGAGGGTGACATAACAGGTACTTTGACATTTAAGTATGACTTCCAAGGACCTGACGTAATACAACCTCTGTCTGGTGGTGGCTCCTTTGCCATCCTGGGTAGCGCTATCTTCGGAACGTCTGCGTATGGAGGTGACCCTGAGACAGTCATCGAGACACAGGCTACTGGTTCATTCTTTACAGTCTCACTGCAATACGAGTTTACAACACTGAATGATCCACCCTTTGTGGTCGATACGGTGCTTCTCGAATACTCAAACAACGATAGGAAGTAAGTAGGATGGGAACAGGTTACATACGTAACGATGGTGCCAACAACATCGCTAACGGCAACGTCATTGACGCGGCTGACTTAGACGGTGAGTTTGATGCCATTGTAGACGCTTTTCATGAGACTACAGGACACACGCACGACGGTACTGCTGCAGAAGGGGCTCCGATTACTGTCGTAGGGCCTGCCCAAGAGTACCTAGGTGACGGCACGTCCTTCTACCCTAAGTTAGATGCAACTTACGACTTGGGTAAGGCGTCGTCTTCGTTTAACCTTGCTTACTTGGAAGGCCTTAACTTAGCTGGAACAACTATTACAGCTACCGCCGCTGAACTTAACTACGTAGACGGTGTTACTAGCGCCATTCAAACCCAGCTTAACAATAAGCAGCCACTAGACTCTGACTTGACTGCCATTGCAGCTCTTGCTAAAACAGATGGTAACTTTATTGTAGGTAACGGTACAGCTTGGGTGACCGAGTCCGGTGCTACTGTTCGTTCCTCCCTGGGCCTAGGCACTGCTGCAACAACGGCAAGCACAGACTATGCCACGGCAGCACAAGGTACTACGGCTGACGCGGCTCTACCTAGGGCCGGTGGGACCATGACCGGTAACATCACAATGCCAGCTTTGGGTACCGTTGACGGTAGAGACCTATCGGTAGATGGAACAAAGTTGGACAATATCGAGACAGGTGCAACTGCTGATCAGACTGCTGCAGAGATTAAGGCTGCTTACGAGAGCAACGCCAATACCAACGAGTTCAGTGACTCAGAGCAGACAAAGCTAGCTGGTATCGAGACAGGTGCTGACGTAACCGATACGACAAACGTAACTGCTGCTGGAGCACTTATGGACAGTGAGGTTACCAACCTTACTCAAGTAAAGGCCTTTGATAGTGCAGACTACGCTACTGCTGCTCAAGGTACTTTAGCTAGCACAGCCCTTCAGGACATCACTGGTGAGAGCATTCAGGACTTGTCTGATGTAGCTACCATGTCTCCTGCAACTGGCCAGGCTCTAGTGTATAACGGCGCTGCGTGGTCCTCTGCGGACATGGCAGGGGGTATCGCTTACGTTCGTAAGACTGCAAACTACACAACTGAGGCTAACGAGGGTGTCATTGCTGACACAACTGGTGGTACGTTTACTGTCACCCTTCCAGCAACACCAGCTACAGGCGATACTGTAGTTATCGTAGACGGTGCTGACTGGAACGCTACCAACCTTACTGTGGGCCGTAATGGATCAACCATTGAGGGTGACGCGGCTGATATGGTCCTAGATATTGGCGGAGTTGCCGTACAGTTCACGTACGATGGGACGACTTGGCAAGCCTACACACAACTAGGTGCTGCTAGTGGAAGTGTTCTTTTAGTAGGTGACAACGTATCGGACTTGGTCAACGATGCAGGATACCTGACTTCAGTAACAGAACTAACCCAAGTGCAGGTTGAAGACGACACGTCAACTGTGTTTGGTCAGGTGTCAGGGCAGCGGCTGGGGCAGGCTATCGCGGCCAACGCGGGCGGCGGGCTTGTGTTTATATCTTCTGCGGATGCGGCGGGTGATACGTCTCTTGACTTCACAGGCTTTGACAGTACGCTCTATGACAGCTACGTTCTGGTTATATCAAACTTGACACCAGTTGGCGGAGACGCCACACTTCGGATGCTATCGTCTTCGGACGGGGGTTCTACATTTGACATCGGCGCGACTGACTACAGTTGGGGCTATTTGGGAATTAGACAGACCACATCTCCCACGACGGTATCTTCGGGAAGCACTGGGGACGTCAAAATGACTATGTGTAGCACGGTAGGCGGCGCGGCTGGCGAAGAAGGCGTATCCGGCACCATCGAAATACTAGGGCCGCATTTAGCAAGGGACACAATGTTTACTTGGGTTTTATCAGGGCAGTCGTCTAGTTCGAGTGTAGCTCACTCGACTTCAGGTGGCGGACGGCGTAATGCCTCTGCTGATGTGGATGCAGTACAGCTTTACTTTAGTTCAAGCCGAACGATTGGCAGCGGCACAGCAACACTCTATGGGAGGGTAAACGCATGACACTGACAAAACTTGTAAACGGGGTCCGGCGAGACTTAACACAGGCTGAAATTGACGCGCTACCAGCGCCGCCAACAGAAGCTGAACTGCTTGAAGAAATATCCACAGAAGCCCGCGACAAGCGCAACGCTTTGCTAACAGCGTCCGACTGGACACAAGTAGCAGATGCACCCGTTGACCAAACTGCATGGGCAAACTACCGTCAGGCATTGCGTGACATCACAGATCAAGTAGGCTTTCCTGAGGCTATTGATTGGCCTGTAGAGCCAAGTGGAGGAGAATAACCAATGGCTACACTATCTTCTAAGGTAACACCTAGTGGTATCGTCAAAGTAGGTGATAACGTATCAGACTTGGTCAACGATGCAGGTTACGCTACTGCTGCCAACCCAGTATTCACTGGCTCTATTGAAGAGCAAACAGGTACGATGCCAGCGGGTACAACGCCTGCGATTGATCCTGCAAACGGTACAGTTCAGGAGTGGACGCTAACAGGAAACTCTAGCCCCACAGATAGCCTTACTGATGGCGAGTTTGTTGAGTTGCTTATTCAGGACGGGACTGCGTACACAATCACATGGCCTACGATTACATGGCTAACAGACGACGCCGTAGCGCCCACGCTCAAGACATCTGGCGTGACGCCTGTGCTTGTCCAGAAAGTCGGTTCGACACTATACGGTCGGCGCACAGGGGATGGTGGTTAATATGGCAACTAGACAAAAGGGGTTAGGAGCGGGCCTAGAAAAAACCCCCGTATCACGGAATTATGTCGGAGTTACCGTAGACGAAGCAAATCTGTCCACCTACACCTTTTCTAGCGTCAATGTGGGGCCTGATACTGGGACGAAACGCCTGCTCATTATAGCTGGTGGTGGACTCAGCACAAATGGCATTAACTCTTTAACCATTGACGGGGTCTCAGCTACACTGATTACAGACGCCAACACTTATGACGCTTTGGGCATATTTTTAAGCGACGAAGTGACGGGGGTTACTTCTGCCGACTTGGTTTTGTCATTTGCGGAAAACCAAAGGGAGGGCAAGGTGTTCGTCTATGAGGTCTTTGATATAGACGACCCATCGCCACTAGACACAGTGGCTATCGCAAACAACGCAAACAGCGTTAATGAGGTATTAACAGCGCAGGCGGGCGGTGTGGTTTTCGCTTGTGTTTCAAAATCTGGCTTAGGTGGCTTTCCCTCACTAACAAGCGGCGTTACCCTTGACGCCTCCGACTTGACTGGCATTACGGATAATTATGCGGGGTCTGACCTGACTACTGGCAGCTCTGTCACGGTGGTTGCAGACGGAGACAGCACTACCCGGTCGCAGTTTGTCGCTGCCACATTTAGATAGGAGATGAACATGCAATATATCAAGACCACAGATAACGGCGCAGTGCCTCACACTCTACGACAGTTTCGTAAGGACAACCCGCAAGTGTCTTTCCCCGAAGTGCCTAGTCTAACGTCGTTAGCAGAGAGCGGCGTGTATCCTGCAACGTATGAACAGCGCCCAGAAATCGCAGAGACACAAGTAGCAGAGCGCAACTCGCAGCCCACAGACCAAGGTGACGGAACCTATGTCTGGGGCTGGACCGTCAAAGACAAGCCTGTTGCTCAGTTAGCCGAAGAAGCCCGCGACAAGCGCAACACTTTGCTAACATCGTCCGACTACACACAGTTGTCAGACAGCCCGCGCGACAAGCAGGCATGGGCTACCTACCGGCAGGCTTTGCGTGACATCACAGACCAAGAAGGTTTCCCCGAGACTATCGTTTGGCCTGTAAAACCTTAAAGGTTAAGTAAGAAAGTTCTTGACAAAGTACCAGATTACCTGTATAATAAGACTTAAGGTATCTGGGGGTGCATATAGGTATGTATATAAGTAATCATAAGGCTATAGAGGATAGTGTACTACTCTTAACT